AGCTCAAGCCACGGTTCAAGCGTACAAGATGCTCATAAACAGGCTAGAAGCACCAGAACCGGAGCAACAAAATGGCACAGATACTCCTCTCTAATGTCACCGGCACAGGCGCTGGTGCGGCGTGGAATCCCCGCGATACGTCGGCTGTTGCCACATATACTTACCATAGCTTTCAAGCTGTAGGTAACACATCTACGTCTACTGGCGCGGCGACCATATCAATTCAAGTTAGTAATGACGGCGCAAACTTCTTTACGTTGGGCACAATTACTTTGACGTTGGGCACTGCTCCTACATCAGACGGCTTTGCAGTTGCTAATACGTATGAGTACTACCGCGCTAACGTGACAGCTATCTCTGGTACAGGGGCAATAGTCTCCGTGTACATGAAAGGCTAATCATGGCAATTGTTGTCAATAACCCCGCAGCAGGAAACTTTGCCGCTAACTACGGTATGTTCGAAGATAACACCACCCAACTCAGCGGCGGTTCTACAAGCGCTAATTTAATGTTGTTGGGCACAACTGATTATTCCAACGGGGTATCAGTTGTTAGTGGGTCACGCATAACTATTGCGACCACCGGTATTTACAACATCCAATTTTCTGCACAATTTGCTCGTGCCGCTGGTATTGGATTTGCTACTGTAGAGGTGTGGCTGGCTAAAAATGGCGCTAATGTTGCAGGTTCTAATGGTCAGGTAAATGTCCCCTTAAGTGGCGGTAGGAATATTGCCGCATGGAACTATTTAGCAGACGTTAGTTCGGGTGATTATTTTCAACTGTATTGGTCAAGCACGGATGCAAATATTGAACTGTTGGCGTCAGCGGCTGGAACAAATCCAACACGCCCAACAACTCCATCAATTATTGTTACCGTGACGCAGGTTACATAATGGCTAAGTCACCAGCATGGCAACGCAAAGAGGGCAAGTCCGAGAAGGGCGGCTTGAACGCCAAGGGTCGGGCCTCTGCGAAAGCGCAAGGCATGAACTTGAAACCTCCCCAACCCGAAGGTGGAAGCCGTCGCGACTCTTTCTGCGCAAGAATGACTGGGATGAAGAAGAAGTTGACGAGCGCCAAAACAGCAAACGATCCAAACTCACGGATCAACAAAAGCCTGCGGGCGTGGAACTGTTGATATGGAAATGATGCTTTGGAACGCAGCCCTGAGTGCCATTGTGGCGGTTATGGGCTTCTTGCTTAAAGGCAAGTTTGACGAGCTGGATCGGCTTAGCATTTTGTTGAACCGCACCCGTGAAGAAGTTGCCCGTGATCACATTACTCGCTCTGAGTTTCGTGCCGACATGCAACAGCTACTCGATCGTTTTGATCGATTGGAGCGCAAGATTGATAATCTGAAAGGCTCCAATGCCCAGTACGAGTAAAAAGCAACACAACTTTATGAACGCCATTGCACACAGCCCGGCGTTTGCAAAGAAGGTAGGCGTCCCACAATCTGTGGGTAAAGAGTTTTCTAACGCGGACAAGGGCCGCAAATTTTCAAAAGGTGGTGATACTATGGCTTCTAAAATGAACCCCGGAATGATGGCAATGATGAAGAAAAAAGACGCTATGCCAAAGATGGCTAGTGGCGGTATGCCTATGGTTATGAAAGATGGTAAAAAAGTGCCAGCTTTTGCAGCAGATGGCGAAGGCAAAATGAAAAAAGGCGGCGCCGTCAAGAAGATGAACATGGGCGGTATGGCCTATGCTAAGGGTGGCGGCATTGAGACTAAAGGTAAGACCAAAGGTACTCAAATTAAAATGGCTGGTGGCCCAAGCGCTAACGGCAAGCCTACACGCATGAAAAACGGCGGCAAGTGCTAATTTAAGGAGGCCATCATGGCAAAAATGATTTCGGATCCCGAAGATAAAAATCCTGGCAAAGGCTACAAGCCCGAGAAATTGGGCAGTGATATCCGTGTGGACGGAAAGCGTTTGAGAGACGATCAAACAACGTCTGTCGGTAAGGCCATGCCAGATATTGGGCCAATGATCAAGCGCATGAAGGCCGAGTCAGAAGCCAAAGAGGAAGACCGCGCATCACGCATGAACGCCATGGGTGACACCTATAAAAAAGGTGGCATGACGGCTTCTAAGCGCGCAGACGGCATTGCTCAGCGTGGCAAAACTCGCGGTACGATGGTCATGTGCGGCGGCGGAAAGGTACGTTGATATGGCGACCGTAAAACCCAGCAGTACTATAGCTAAGTCTTTAAAAAAGTCTGGGTTTTACGAAGCCAGTAAACCTAAACGGCTGGGTATTATCAACAAAGTAACAACCAAGCCTCAGCGGATAGAAATGGTTGATAAATTACTTCTAGCCAAAAAAGTTAAAGGTGGTAAAAAATGATGGCATCTCGTGGTATGGGCGACATCGCCCCCTCCAAAATGCCCGGCGCTAAGAAAAAAGCGCGACGGGATGACACCGACTTTACTCAGTACAAAGACGGCGGTAAAGTAAAATCTACGGTTAATTCTGCTGGCAATTACACCAAGCCTGGATTACGCAAGCGCATCTTTAACGCTGTGAAGGCAGAAGCTACAGCGGGCACTGGGGCGGGACAGTGGAGCGCTAGAAAAGCGCAAATGGTGGCACAACGTTATAAAAAAGCAGGCGGCGGTTATCGTGACTAAATGGTCTGACAAGCGCAAAAAGTCTATAAACTGCGATGCCCCAAAAGGTTTCTCGGAGAAGGCTCATTGCGCGAGTAAGAAGATGGCCGGTGGTGGGTTGGCTAAACCGCAACAATCTCTCAAAGATTGGGGCAAACAAGATTGGACGACTAAAAGTGGTAAAAAATCTTCCGAAACTGGTGAGCGATACCTTCCAAAAGCTGCTATTAAAAGTCTCAGCTCGTCTGAGTACGCTGCTACAACTCGTGCAAAGCGTGCTGGAAAAAAAGCCGGGAAGCAATTCGTAGCCCAGCCTAAAGCAATTGCAAAGAAAACAGCAGGTTACAGATAATGACAACTACCGGTACAACCCTATTCAACATGGAGTTCACTGAGCTCGCTGAAGAAGCGTGGGAGCGTGCTGGTCGTGAGATGCGATCCGGCTACGACTTACGTACAGCGCGCCGTTCTTTAAACCTCATGACCATTGAGTGGGCTAACCGTGGCCTAAACATGTGGACGATTGAGACGGGCACCATTACGCTGACGCAAGGTCTTAATACCTACGCGCTTCCTAATGACACGATTGATTTACTGGACCATGTAATTCGCACCCAAGCAAATAACTCGTCCACCCAGTCTGACTTGAGTATTACGCGCATTAGTGTTTCTACCTATGCCACCATACCTAACAAGTTAACCCAGGCTCGCCCAATCCAAGTGTGGATTCAGCGCTTGTCTGGTGAAACAAACCCAACTTCTGAGTTCTTGTCAACCGCGATCAACTCTACAGACACATCGATTGTGCTGAGTAACGTAGTTGGTTTGGCTGGCTCTGGATTTATCAAGCTAGATGACGAGATCATTTACTACACGTATATCGAAGGAAACACCCTTGGAGGCGTCTTTAGGGGTCAGGCCTATACCACGGCAGCCTCGCATGCTGTTGGCGCTTCTGTGTTCGTTCCTCAGCTTCCTGCGATTACTGTGTGGCCGACGCCAGATGGTTCGCAAACATACCAGTTTGTCTACTACCGCATGCGCCGCATTCAAGATACCGGCAAAGGCTTGGAGACAGCAGACATGAATTTCCGCTTTCTACCCGCTGTGGCAGCAGGTTTGGCGTACTACATTGCCATGAAGGTGCCAGAGCTGGCGGGCCGCATTGATATGCTCAAACGCGTATACGACGAACAGTACGCATTAGCCGCAGCAGAAGATCATGAGAAGGCCACATTGCGCTTGGTGCCTCGCGTCGCATTCATAGGTGGAGGCGGTGTCTAATGGCAACGCCATATGCATCTGGTAAATACTCGATTGCCGAGTGTGATAGGTGCGGCCAGAGATATAAGCTAAAGCAGCTGAAGACGGAAGTTATCAAGACCAAGACATACCAACTCAAGGTGTGTCCAACTTGTTGGGATCCAGATCAGCCGCAGTTGCAGTTGGGTATGTACCCAGTGGTTGACCCGCAGGCTGTTTATCAGCCACGTCCAGATACAACGTATGTGTCTGCTGGCTTGAACGGTTTGCAGTTAACCAACAACACCAACGGGGGCAACCCTACTGGTGGCTCGAGGGATATTCAATGGGGCTGGGGGCCGGTTGGTGGGGCTAGTCAGTTTGATGTAGGATTAACACCCAACTACCTCGTTGCTACAACTTCAGTCGGGACAGTCACAATATCATGAAAACTTGTACTCGTTGCCAAGCCGTTAAATCTTACGAGTTGTTTTATAAACAAGCCGTAAATAGCAAGGATGGGTATCAATCCCACTGCAAAGCCTGTGACAATGCACGGAAAAAAATTTGGGCATTGAACAATCCAGAATTGTCTTCGGCGTATCGCAAAACGGCTGACATTAACAGATACAAAAATCACAAAACTCAAGTCCAACAAAAAAATAAAAACTGGAAAATTAACAACCCAAGCAAAGTTGCGGCTATGGACGCAAGGCGTAGAGCGGCAATAAATTTACGCAAACCAAGTTGGTTTACTGAAGAAGACCATTGGATGGTAGAGCAAGCCTATGAGTTGGCTCAATTGAGGACCAAACTTTTTAAGTTTTCTTGGCACGTGGATCACATCATTCCGCTCCAAGGTAAATTTGTATCCGGGTTGCACGTTCCAACTAATTTGCAAGTTATTCCTGGTCAAGATAACATGCGCAAATCAAATAAATTTACAGTAAGTTAAAGGAGTCTAAAATGGACAAGATGGATTTGAAACAAGACAAGAAAATGATTAAGGCTGCCGTGGGTAAGCATGAGAAAAACATGCACCCTGGCAAGACGCCAACTAAGCTCGCCAAGGGCGGCAAGACTAACGCTCAGATGAAAGAGCTGGGTCGTGGTTTGGCTAAAGTTGCCAATCAAAAGAAGTCTTCCTTCACGTATAAATAAGGAGGTCGTCATGGCCACATTTAGCAAAAAAGTAATGGGCAAAGAAGTTGGCGATGCCAAAGTCTATGCCGAGCCGCACACCATGAAGGGCAAGGCTGTTAAAGCTGAAAGCAATCCTGGTTCCGGCCCAAACCGTAGCAAGGCAGATACAGTCAACATGTCTGTTGGCAACATCAGCCGTTCTGCTGGCGAGCAGCCAACCAAGACTAGCGGCATCAAGATGCGCGGTACTGGTGCAGCTACTAAAGGCGTAATGTCTCGAGGCCCAATGGCATGAACTATGCCCAGCTCGTTGTCGCGGTAACTGATTACTGCGAGAACACGTTCCCAACAGTTGACATGGATGTTTTCATCCGTCAGGCAGAGCAGCGCATTTACAACACTGCGCAGCCAGCAAACCTGCGTAAGAACGTGACGGGCTTTTTAACGTCTGGCAATAAGTACTTGCAATGTCCAAGCGACTTCTTGTCAACATATAGCCTTGCCATATACCCAGTCATCTCTACGGTAACCACTGGTACATCTGGTGCTTTTACGGTGACTGTAACAAGTTACAGTGGAATTGCTGCTGGACAGTCTGTGTCTGGAACTGGCATTGGAGATGGCGCGCTTGTAAGAAGCGTGTCAGGCACAACGGTTTTGTTGACCGTAGCCAATACCGGCCCTGTCTCTGGTACTGTGACGTTTACAGGCGACTACCTGTATTTGCTCAACAAAGATGTCAACTGGATTCGTGAGGCGTATCCAAATACGGCAGGCCGCGACGAGCCTCAGTATTACTCCATCTTTGGGCCGCAATCCAATGATGCCAATGAGTTGTCGTTTATTGTCGGTCCAACACCCAATTTGTCTTATAGCGCAGAGTTGCACTATTACTACTATCCAGAGTCAATAGTTACGGCCGGCACAACCTGGCTTGGTGATAACTTTGATTCGGTATTGTTGTACGGCACGATTTGCGAGGCTTTTGTCTATATGCGCCAAGAAGGCGATATGGTCAAGCTGGCTCAAGATCGTTATGTGCAAGCTATTGCTCTGTACAAGAACTTGGCAGACGGCAAGCAACGTGGTGATGCATATCGAGACGGCCAGGTCCGTACACAGGTGGCGTAATGGCAATTGTTCAAACACAAACCACCAGCTTCAAAAAAGAGCTTTACCAGGCGGTCCACAATTTGGCTACCGACACCTTGAAGATTGCTTTGTACACGGCTAATGCGGATTTAAACGAATCTACAGCCGTTTACTCCACAACTAATGAGGTGACGGGCACTGGATATGTGGCTGGCGGTGTTGCTCTTACTGGCGTAACGATCAACTCATCTGGTTACACGGCTTATGTGGACTTTGCGGACGTTGTGTTTAACGCCGCAGTTACTGCTCGATGCGCGCTGATCTACAACGTCACTCAGGGCAACAAGTCTATTGCCGTGCTGGACTTTGGTTCAGACAAAACTTCCGCAAACTTTACAATCACTATGCCAACGAACACAGTTTCTACGGCGCTTATTCGCAGTTCCAACTAAGGAGTCACCATGACCACGGACAACATTAAAGCAACCGACTTGTGTGAAGCCTCCACCAAGTACAACACAACTCCATCCGACGAGATGAGCATCCACGGTTACTACACCGCTATTTGCTACGGCAATGACGGACAAGTTAAGTGGGAAGAGCCTATCGTTAACTTGGTGACTACGGTCGGCAAGAATGCAACCCTGGACAACATCTTGGGTAACTCTGCCGCTGGTGCTGTTGTGATGGGTTTAAAAGGTACGGGTAGTGCTAACGCAGCCGACACTCAGGCGTCTCACGCAGGCTGGTTGGAAGTTGGTTTGGCTAACGA